CGAGACCGAGCCCACGGTGATGCCGGTGGCGATGATGGTGCGGACCGACGGCACGCCGTTGACGATGTAGACGACCGAGACGTCGTACTTCTGCTGGGCGGCGATGCCCTGGGTGATGTTCAGGCTGGTCGTCTGGTTGCTGACGAAGGCGCCCGGCAGCCACTGGCTGGTGCCGTTGACCCGGTAGTCGAACTCGATCGCCTGGGCCGAGCCGTTGTCGCTGGCGCCGGTGATCAGGATCGCCGGCAGCGACTGCCCGGCGTTGGAGACCTGGCCCCCGACCGCCGTCCAGGCGCTCGCCCCTGGCGAGGCGGGCTGCTGCGGGAACGGCAGGAAGCTGTAGGCCCGGCACACCGACAGATCCTGGGCGGCGAGGCCCCACAGGTTGAAGCTCTGGAACTTGGCGTAGACGGTCTGATTGATGTTGGTGGTGAAGTAGGGGATCTGGAAAGGGGCGCCGTCCAGCCGAACGAACGGCTCGTCGGCGCTGTGGGCGGCGATCGGCGTGTTCAGATACCCGCGGCGGATGTAGGTCGTCAGGTTGTAGCGATCCGTCCCCGTGAGGGAGACGGTCGAAAAACAGATCAGCTCCGAGCCAAGCAGCGAGAGCGTGCCGCCGTTGTCCGCCGTGGCGTTGGTCGCGGAGGTCAGCGCGCCAGAGCTGGCGGAAGGGCCAAGGTCGAGGCTGAGCGTGTCCGTCGTGTCGGGATCGGCATGGCTCGCGAAGCTCGCCGTCGAGCGCCCGTAGCGCGAGCCGGTGGTGATGGTCCCGACGAGCTCGTAGTTCGAGTTGTCGATCGAGAGCCAGACATTGGCCCCGCCCCAGTTCGCGCCCCCGTTGACCGCCGCCCAGGTCTCGATGCCGGCAGGGGTGAGCACCGCCGGCGGGTTGAAGATCAGCGGACCATTGAGCGCCGACCCTGACTTTGCGTAATCACGGAGGTCGAGACCCTCGGTGAGTTGCGCGCCCCACGCCCAGAGGGTCTGATTGGCGGCCGTCGCCGTGAAGGTGATCACGACGTTGACGACGGTGTCGGCCGAGGCGCCCATCGCAATCGCGGCGCTATAGCGCGTCCAGACCCCGGTCGGGACATGCGGCGAGACGACGGTGTCGACGAGCGTCGCGCCGTTCGAGGATTGCACCCGGACGGTTACGGTACCTGGGAACGTGCCCTCTTGCAGCCACATCGAGAAAACGAGGTTGCGGCCCGGCAGCGCGCCGGCCGTCACCTGCTGGAGGAGAGTAACGGTCCCGGCCGCCGATGACGTGATCAGGTTCTTGTTGATCGTCGAGCCGTCGGGGCCCGTGAGCGAGGCGCCGCCGATGGTGCAATTGGTCTTCGACCAGGCGCTCTGGGTCAGGTCTTCCGACCAGATCAGCAGGTTCGCCTCGACGCTGCCCGGATCGACGCCCTGGTTGGCCTGGTAGCCGAGGCCCTGCTGCAGCGTGTACTGCGGCGTGTGCGAGACGCCGACGAGGAAGTCCTCGGCGGTGATCTCCAGCAGGCCGTCCTCGTCCTCGTCGATCTGGATGATGCGCACCGCGTAGGCGGCGAGGCCGAGCTCGGGGTGCGTGAGCGTGACGAGGTCGCCGGGCTCGAGCAGCGCGAAGCGCCAGTCGAGCGTGAACTTGTACTGTTTCCTGACGTAGAGCGTGCGCTGCAGCAGCAGCTGGGCGGCGTTCTGCGCCACCGTCGCATCGCAGATGCAGTGCAGGCTGGTCGGGTCCTGGATGCGCCGGCCGTACTGGCTGACGTTGGCCGAATCCGTCGCCGTGGCGATCGCCGAGGAATACTGGTTGGAGCGGTCGAGGAACTCGACCCGCACGGTGTTGTAGGCGTCCGACTGGTCCTCGAGGTCGACGAAGATCGGGTCCTCGCCATCCTGCTTGGGGATGAACTGATCGTCGGTCAGCGCATAGACCGGCGTCAGGTTGGGCGTGAAGGTCGCCCCGTTGCCGGTGGCGGCGGTGTCGCCATAGACGACGATCTTCAAGAGGCCCTCCGACCACAGCAGGTTGCTGTTGGTCGCGGTCATGATCTCCTGCAGGAAGTCCGAAGCCTGCCGGGCCTGGTCGATCACGGGGCTCAGCAGCAGGTTCGCCGCCAGGCAGTAGGTCGAATAGGTCGCAAAGCTCGTCGCATCGAGCAGGCCCGCGCCCCACAGCGGCAGCCCGTAGCGGCCGTTGGTGAAGAAGTCGGTCAGCACGTCCTTCGGGTTGGCGTCGACGTTCGCCGTGCCGCCGGTGAAGTTGGAGACGACCTCGAAGTTGTGCTGCGGCGTGCCGGCGCCGCTGCCGAGCGGATAGCTCGCCGCGTAGGCGATGCAGAGCCCGGAGTAGCCGAGCGCCTGGTTCGGATAGTTCGACGCGAGGTAAGACCACACGGCCTGCCCGAGCGCGCCGGTGGCCATCGAGAGCCCGGCCTGCTGAAGGGCGGTCTTGGCCCCGTTGGTGAACTGCTTGCTATCGACCCAGACCGTCTTGATCGAGGCGATCGGGCCTTCGCAGATCGCCAGGATCAGGTCGGCCGTGTAGCTGTAGCCGGTGGTGACCGAGCCGCCCTTGCCGGTCTTCTGCGCCTTGGCCTTGAAGTTGGCGTACCAGATCAGGTTGCACTTCAGCCGCGCCGTGCCCCACACGATCGGGATCTGCACGCCGAGCGAGGAGGTCTGCACCTGGATGCCGGCCAGCCGCGTCGGCTGCGCGCCGCTGGAATGCAAGCCCATCGAAGACTCCTCCCGGCTTGCGGGTTAAACCGAGAGTGCGGCCGGCAACCACGGAGGAGCGGGTGAGCGCGTCGGAAACCCTGCAGAAGGTCGTCGGAACCACCGCCTTCGCGGATGGGTCAGTCGCGCTCGACCTCGAGTACGAGGACGGCTCCCATGGCATACTCCGGCTCAGCGACGACGCGGCCGGGCGGCTCGTTGCCGCTATCTGCCACGCCAAGGCCGCGGCTGGGGCAGCCTACGATCGAGATGATCCTCCCGGAGGACCACCGGAGATGTTCGGTCCGATCCGCTGCTCGGCGGTTGGCGTTGGTCAAGCCTCCGCGGACGCCTCGATCTTGATGCTGAGCCTGTTCGGCTTCGCGCTCGGGTTCGAAATCCCCAATAGTGAGTTAGGCGAACTGGCGCGCTCAGCTCTGACCATCTCGGCATCGAACAAGCCAACGTAGCGCCCCGCTCTCAGCCTTTGAACGTGAAGTAGCGGCGGGGGCCGGAGATCAGCCCGACGTCGCGATCGAGATCGCAGAGCACCACCTGGCCGATGTTGACGTCGGCATGGATGCCCTGCGGCCACCGGGTGACGATGACCCCGTGGCTGTACACGCGGCCGATCTTGCAGAGCACCAGGTCGCCCGGCTGCACGTCGCCCTCATCGATCTCGCGCGCCCAGGGCAGCACGTAGGCGAGGTAGCGCTCGAGCTCCTTGTGGATGTGCCAGTCGGCCGGGTAGTCGGCCGGCTCGAACGCCTCGATCGCGCCGGCGGCCGCGTAGACGGCGAGCGGCAGCTGCGCGCAGTCGACCCCGGCGCCCTTCACCCGCGCCCTGTGCACGTGCGGCGTGCCGAGCCAGGTCATCGCCTCGGCCACCACGGCGCGCCGCAGCGCGGCCTCCCGCTCGGGCGTCATCCGACCGCCTGGAAGCCGGTGATGGGCGGCGGCACGAACGGGGTGCCGCGGAAGTTGATCAGATTGTTGAACTTGTTCTTGCAGGTCGCCATCGAGAGGTCGCAGCCGGCCGAGGCGCTGAAGGTGTCGCCCACGCCGGGCGGGGCCGGCAGCGGTACGACCAGCGTGAAGGCGCCCGAGGCGTTCAGGAACTTCTTCACCGCCCGGGAGAGCCCGGTGTTGGCGCCCGAGGTGAAGGTGATCTGGCCTTGCGTGTAGTAGTCGTCCGCCGGCGTCGCGCTGGGCGCGAACGTCGACTGGAAGCCCGTCGTCGAGACGCCGCCTGTGACGGCGCCGGTTGTCAGCGTGAACGCCGCCTTCGAAAGCGTGCAACTGGCATCGTAGAGGGCGTTCAGGCACGGCGCCTGGAAGACGTCCGGGCCCATGTTGACGTTGGTCAGCACCAGCCACGACGAGACCGTCATGGTCATCGAGGTGTCGCCGACGTCCTTCACCGACGTCACCCGGCCGGAGAACATGATCAGCGTGCCGGTCACCGCCGCACCCCAGGCCGGCATGAAGGCGCGGTAGAGCACCAGCGTCGCGCTATCGAGCCCGAGACCCAGCACGTACTGGGTCCAGGGAACGCCGTTGACGGTGTCCTTCGTGAAGGCGATCTGGTCGCCCGCCGAGACGCCGGCGCCCGTCGCGTTCTGCGACAGCGTGACGTTGTTCCCCGAGATCGAGAGCACCGTCGCGGTCGACGGGATCACGGTCGGATGCGTCGCGTCGCGCACGCCCATGCCGAGCTCGAGGCCGGCGGGCAGCGCCGGGAACTGCAGCACCGCGTTCCCGGCTGCGGTCGCGGCGATCACGTTGGCGACGATCGGCGCCGAGGACTCGATGGTGATGTCGAAGGTCGCGACCTCGATGCCGAGCTTGGTGCTGATCCGGCCGCGGGTGAACGTCGGACCGAGCGCCCAGGTCGCCGCCGGCGCGGCGCCGCCGCCCGGCGTGGTGATCGCCACCGGCCCGCCCGAGTAGCGCAGGTGCGCGCCGCCGTTCAGGGTGAAGTCGTAGAGGTCGGCCATGACGAAGTCGGCCGAGCCGTTCAGCAGGCTGGTGAGCCCGGCGGTGACGCCGATCGTCTTTACCATGCCGCGAACGCCGTTCGCGCGGGCGCGCCGGGCGCGGGGGATGGGAGGAAGGTCATGGCCGGATGCTGGTGAACTTCAGGGATTGGGCGCCGTAGAGCTGGCTGACGATCTGGTCGGCCGTCAGGTCGTCCTGGCTGAAGCGGCAGAGGAAGTAGTAGTAGCCGAACCAGGTCAGCGCGTGGCCGTTCGCCGGCGCCACCGAGAAGCTGACCGTGCCGTTGGCGTTGAAGGTCAGCGTCGCGGCCGTCGGGGCGCCGTTGTCGAGCACGACCGGCTGATAGACGCCGTAAACCGGCTCGACGAAGCTGTTCAGCGGGCGGGTGAACTGGAAGAGCGTCGTCGCGCCGTCGCCGGTGAAGCCGCCGGTCGCGGTGTTCATCAGCTGGCCGGCCGCGGTGCTGGTGAGCTGGCAGTCGGCCAGGTCCACGAAGAGCCACGGCCCGAACTGGCCCGCGGCCAGGTTGAAGAACTCCCAGAGCTTGGTCAGCTCCGCCGGCGAGGCGGCCTGGCGCAGCACGTTCAGCGCGATCTCGAACTGCCAGAGCGGATACGGCCAGTACGCCGTGCGCCGCTCGCGGCCGGACGTCGCGCGCGCCACCTTGGCCGACCAGAGCGGCGCCTTGTGGTAGACCGCCGACTGCCCAGGCAGCCGCGGCATCACGTTGAGCGCGTTGACGCCGGCCCAGATCCCGGCATCCGCCGCCGCCACGGTGGCCGCATAGCCCGAGGCCTGCGCGTAGGGCTCGAGCTGCGCGCCCCAGATGAAGCCGGTGGAGGACGCGCCCGAGCCCGTCCCGTCGACGGCCTGGGTGACCGTCGACGTGGAGATCAGCGCCTTGATCGATGCCGACGCGTCCGACGTCGCGGTCAGCGTCAGCAGGTAGAGCCCATTGGTCGGGCCGCTGATGGTCGCCGACGCTCCCGAGAAGCCGCCTGCCACGGATGCCGGGGTAGAGATCGCGCCGGTCGAGACGTTGAAGCACACGTCGGCGCGGTTCGCCGACGACGCGCCCTGCAGGCCGAGCGCGATGAAGCTGCCGGTCCCCGCCTTGGCGTAGAGGCTGAGCGTGTAGACCTGGGCGGCCGACGCCTTGGCGACCGCCTGGCTGATGGTCTGCGCCGTGGTCGCCGAGCGGGTGATGGTGTCGGCCGTGGTCAGGCCATAGGGGTCTTGCGTCGAGTTGGCGGTGACCGCCATCGAGGCGGTCTTCGTCCAGCTGGCGTTGTCGAAGGTCTGCGACTGCAGCAGCAGGTTGCCGCGCGGCAGCAGTGTCAGCGTCGGCGACGGGACGAACGGGCTGAAAGACACCGGTCAGCCCTCCTGCTGTCTGGCCTGGGTCAGCGCGCGAAGCCCATGGCGACGGCGCCGTTCTGGCGCACCCGCTCGCCGATGATCTTCTGCAGGCTCTGGCCGTTGCGCCGCATCCAGCGCTCGACGCTGGCCGAATCGATCGCGTGGATGTGCACCGGGCCGTAGTGGTGGGTCTGGCCGCCGCCGCCATCGCTGCGCCCGCCGAACCCCCGGCCGGCCATGGCGTCCATCGCCTCGATCAGGCGGCTGTTGTCCGCCCGCGGGATGACCCGCTCGCCGGCGTGGATCTGGGCGATCATGTCGTTCGGGACGACGTCGACGCCGCGCTCGAAGCCCGCCAGATTCTCGAATGCCAGGACGGCCGCGAAGGCCGCCGCCGCGGCTGGGGGCGCGATGATCGGGCCGATCACCGGGATGCCGACCAGCGCCTGGTAGGCGCCGGTCGCCGCCTTCACGGCGTCATGGACGATCTGCTTCTCGTCGAACGCCTGCCGCACCGCGTGTGCTGTGGTTGCGCCGGTGATCTCGGCCGAGGTCCTGACCGCGACGCCGGCGGTCGTCGCGCCGGTCTGCGCCGCCTGGCTCGCGACCACGGCCGCGACCTTCTGGTGCTGCTGCAGCACATGGATCAGCACGCCGCCCTGTTCCTTGGCCTGCTCCGCCGCAATGCCCTCGGCCGCGAGGAGCTTGCGTTCGGTCCAGTACTGGATATCGGCCGCGATCTCCCTCTCGACCATCTGCAGCGCGATCTGGCCGAGCAGCTTGCCCAGGGACTGGCGTCCCGAGAGGATGCCGCTGATGAGCTGCTGTTCGGCCCCGAGAACCTCCTGGTTGGCCGTGCGCCACGCGCGAGCTTGTTTCTCCGCCGCCTCCTTCGCGTCCCGGGCCTGCTTCTCCATCTGCTGGAGGTGTTCCTGGGTGTACTGCCGATCGATGTTGGCCTTCTCGGCCGCGAGGTTCGCCCAGATCTCCCTCTCCTGGTTGGCGATCCGGTTCAGCTCGACGGGGTCCTCGGCGTACTGCGCCTTGCGCGCCTCGAGCGCGTCGATTTCGTCCCTGGCCTCCTCGTCGGCGAGCGCCTTCAGCGCATCGCGCTTCTTCTCTGCGGCGTCGGTCGCCGTGTCCTTCTCCGCCTCATAAGCCGCCTCAATGGCCGCCTTGCGCTGGGCGATGCCGGACTTCTCGATCGTCAGCTGGGCCTGGATATCGTCGACCGCGATTTCGCGCCTCTGCGCTGCGGCCTGCTTGGCCTCCTCCAGCTGCGTCTGCTCGAGGTGGCCGAGCGCCTCCTTGTAGTTCTGCGTGCCCTGGCGCGCATGGGCGACCTTGTCGGCCCAGAACTTCTCCTCGATCGCGAGCAGCTGGG